TAGGACTACTTTAGTCCTGCCTGCTTTAATATTGCCTGTTCCAAACCTTTTTTCAGGTCTTTTGAGTGATAAGGAACAATTACCGTCCTACCAGTTTCCGGATTCATCAATTTGACGTGAGAACCATTCTGACTGACTATGATGAAACCGTTCTTCTTAAGAAGCTTAATCATCTCTTTTGGTGTTAATGGCATCTTCTGTATCTCCTTTCCTTATCATGGCTCCATTATAACACGTATAAACACGTATGTCAATAAAAGTATGTATAAATACGTATAAAATCATATCTTTTTCAACACTGCCAGATGCGGAATAAAAAATATGATGTAATGTTCAACTGTCTTGTATTCCCCGTATTTATCCCGATAAAATTCAATGCATTCTTGCAGAGCTTCTTCTGTGACATCCAGATATTCTGCAATCTCATGGCTGGCAGTACAACCATGTTCGTATGCTCTGACCAGACCTTTGAGTCCGATCTGTTTATTATATGCCCATAATCTTGCCTGTCGTTCTTGCTTCCGATTGGAAGAGCTATCCATGTCGATGATATTTCCAACGGAAGTATAATAATGTCCCAATTCTTCAGCCAACACGCAGCCTTTTTCAGTTGTATTCATGTCTTTTCTCAAATAAATGTCTTTACCTTTTATTCTTCCGTCATAAGTTTTAAATGGTCGTTCTTTAATAGAAATACCTTCGGCATTGGCTTCATCCAGTAAAGCATCGTATTTCATGGTCAACACCTCCAGCGTAATAATAGAACATTAAGTGTCCGATAACATGGACTCAATCTAGCATATCTTCATCTTCCTGGCGTTCTTCGGCAGTGTAAGGTATATCTCTTTCGTGCGCTGCATTTGGCATGAGATGAGCCTGCATCTCTGTGATGTTATCCTGCTGCGTTTCCCTTAATGCTTCTGAACGCTCATATTCTTTAGTCAATGTAAAATCAACCATTTCTTTACCGTGAGAGTCAAGTGCACGGTATTTTTCTAATATTTCTCGTTCTTTTATGTCTACAACTATCTTTGTGATTTTTTCAACTTCATCTTGATATAAATAATTGGCATCTACATTTAATATGTCTAATATTTTAGCGACAGTAGCAATAGAAGGTTCTCTATTTCCGCTTTCATATCCAGATAACGTAGATTTTGCAATGCCAAGTTTTTCAGCTAATTGTTCTTGAGTTAAATTTGAGTTTGTTCGGCTTTCTTTTAGCCTATCGTTAAATGCCATTTTCGCTACCTCCTTCTTGACATTCATTATAAACGCAAAATACGGATTTATCAATATAAAAAGTATGCAAAATGAAGAAAAATATATTAAAACATATTGACAAGTACGCAAAACGAGAATATAATAACCACAAGAAACGCAAAGTGCGTATAAAAAGGAGGTGGAAAGATGCGAATCGCGGAATGCAATGCGCCAGTAGCG